TAGTTCGGTATCGTTTGTGCCTTCTCCTACACGATAATTAAAAATTCTATTTCCGACAAATTCTGTACTGTCATAAATTTCATTATCGCCTATACTATTGCCATCCTTGTCAAATAAATCAAACAGTGGTGACTGGTTTATACCCGACTTGTCTTGTGCTTTGTTCCACTGATTACCATCATACCAATACATACAGCCAGCATTAACATCGCCATCTAAAATAAGAATTGTTTCGTTTTCAACAGGTAATGTATCATCAGTTTCTACTAAACTAATTTGTGAGTTATTTTTGTGTATAATAAAGTTTACTTCATAAATTTTACCATTTACAAGTAGATCTGGATCTCCTGTGAATAGCACACGCATACCGTCTGCTAAATCTACACCGTCAACGTTATAACCCGAACTACCTTCAATTGTGCTGAACACATCTTGAGTAAATGTATCTACTAGATCTACTGCTGCTTTTGCTTTGTTACCATGATTAAACAATCTTAGGTTTGGTTCAAATTCAATAATCGGTCTAAGAGCTCTAAGGTCTTCAAAAATTTCAATAGGTGTGTTGTTTATTTCTGCACTTTTTTCTATAACACTTTTATGTGTCCAACGATTGTATCTACTCCAAGGGTTTTTACTTTTATCTCTACGATTGATACAAACATAATCTTTTGTACCAGCAAAACTTTTTGCATCGCCAAACGGCACTCTGTCAAAAGGATTAATATCAAATGGTACTTGTGTATCTTGTGTAAAGATTGCAGGTACTTGTAAATCTTTTACAGCAACTAATTCAATGCTTTCTCCAACGCCTTCTACATAATATAATCCTTGCTCGTAAGACTCAGGATATACTGTGCCTGTAAAGTAAACTTTCATGCCATTTGAAAAGTCCCACCCGTCTACTGTTTTATAAGATTTCTTTCCTAAGATTTCTTCTTCAACATTTAATACTGTTGATTCTTCAATGTCAAATAAATTTAAATTACCACTAACGTTGATATCATTTTGACTGATGTAATACAAGTTGTCAGGTGCATTCATTGGCACTGTAAATTCTAACACGCCTTTTTCTAAAAATCCATCACCTACTAGATCTTCTCTAAACACAACAGTATCGTCATATTCTTCTGTGATAGATACACCTTCTAAATATAAATTTTCTACATACTCTGTGCTGTCAGCATAAGGAACATTTTTTAATCTGCTTAGTGCAATACCAAAAGGATGACCTGGAGTATCTACTTCAAATCTATAGGTTTGACCTCTGTACAATGTAAGTATTTTGTTGCGTGTTACACCATCGGGTGTGAATACAAATGCAGGATCGCCGTCATCATATTCAAGTCTAACTTGTAGTGTGCTTACAACGTTGATTCCTGTACCCCTTACAGGAACTTCTTGCGGGCCATTTGGCAACCAATAATATTCACGGAAGTTTGTAAACTTGTCAAAATTGATATGTGGATTCCATGCATAGAACTCTTGTGCAAACAACTTGTCATGATTTGTAATATCACCGCCAAAACCGCTAATTTGTCCTAATAGGTCCAAATAATCAGCGTTAAAATCCACATTTCCTAAATTGTCTTCAATAACTGTATAAGGCTCAAGTTGATAATTCTCACGTTCACTGCTTACATCAGCGATATAATTGTCTGTGATTACAGCAGCTTTGGCTTCTCTACTACCAACAAATCCATTTAATTTTTCAACTACACCAGGAGATGTAAGTTGATCTAATGTACTACCTATGAATTTTTTATTAGCATCAGTACGAAAATATCGTGGTAGTAAAGATGAATTTGTTCTTTTACTATCATTGCGACCTGGAATAGGATATTCGTTTTGGTTATCTTCGTATGCCATTAGTAATCATTTCCTTCGGTAATAATATTGGTATTTGTCACGCTACTTTGGATTCCTGTATTTAAAACATCGTCACTGGTTACAACTGTACCTGTGGCTTTTAATCTTGCTGCTGTAATACTATCAATAATTTCAACATCAGTTACGTTTGCAGAATTTACAAATATTTCATCATTTTCACAAACTATTTCATACAAGCTACCAAAAACTTGTGTTTCACTTTTTGGTACAAGTACAATACTAGCAACATCAGGAGCAACTTGCTTCATAACATATGCAGCTAATTCACTAAAATAAAATGTTTCACCAAAATCCCAATTTTCAAGTGCAAAATATTCATTAATGCTGTCAATAACTCTTGACTTGACTTCGTTATCGTTTACAACTCTTGCTGTATTTTTAACAATTTTAATTGTTGCTTGCAAATCTTCATCTGCTAGACTACCAAATAACGGTTTGTATTTTACTGGATGATAAATCAATTCATCACTGATGCTTTTAATTTTTTTGATATCTTGTCCATAACTAAGATATAATGCATCACTGCTAGGAGGCAAAGGTTTATTGATAATATCGCCTTTTAAGAACTTTCTAAATTCTGTATCATATGTTTTTTCTAAAAGATACAAATCAATTATATTACTACTGCTTGGATCAATTCTACGGTTTTCTGCTGCGGCATGTCTGTAATTAAATCTTAATTTGTCTCTACCTTTGTAGGCACGCCAATTAATATCTAGTTCTAAACCTGTCATATTAGCGTTTATTCTTTTGAAGACATCTTTACTGCTAATGTAAAAAACTGGATTATTAGTATATGCACTTAGTGATCCTGCTGCTCCTTCAGTTGCAATCACAATAATATTGTTTTCTTCGGCATCTGCATATTCATAAGTTTCTACATCATTTTTTAAAACTTTTTTAGCAAAAACATATTTTGTATCTGGCAAATAATCTGGTGCAACAATTTGCGTGAACAAATCAGGATCGTCTATTACTCCATCTGCATCGGTATCAACAAATCCTACTTCTAATTTTTTACTATCAATATAGCCTGCATCACCTCTGTATGCACTGATAACTTGCCATTTCCAATCCTGTGTAAAGTTAGTCAAACTGTCTGGCAAATTATTGTTACTCAAAACATCAATTGTGTCAGTTACAATTCTTCCAGTTTTACTGTCATAAATTCTATCATTTCCATCAAAGTAAAAACGTATTTGTTCATCGCTTTCAAAAACATAACGCAAACCTCTATGAGTTACTGTGTAAGTTTCTCCGTTGGTTTCGAATAAAAATATCCAACTGCTATCTTGGTTAGTACCTGTAGCATCTCCTGTACGGCCTTGGCTAAATTCATTAACTGTGTCAAGGTTAAGATTAGTAATTACTTTCCAATCCGTAGTTTCTTGATCATATCTTAAACCAAATGTTTTGTATGAAAATATTTGGTCAACCATTTGTGATAGCGTATCTTCTACAATTGTTAAATTTAATACAGGTATAATCTCACTTAATATAGATCCACTTGGTACATTATCATTTAAAACAATTGGTCCAAGTGTGCTGTCTATATCTTGTACTGTGCCATTTTCAAATACACTTATAACTTTTGTCCAAATATATGTTTTATCTCCAAGTGTGTTTGGAGTACCACTTACTAGGTTATTTTTCTTATCAAAGTATTGTCCTGCAGGTGCAGTAAATTTAATTAAACTATTAGGTGCAACAAAACGCATAACACTTGCTGTAAAACTACTCACTGCAATTGCAATATCAAATTGATCTTGGAATACACCAGAACTTTGATTTGTATCATTAGTAGTTGGATTCCATGTGAAGTTTAAATCTTCGACACTGGTATTTCTGTCAAAGTATTTGTAATAGAAATTTTTGGTTTGAGTGTGTTTAATAATTTCAATAACTTGGTTATTGATAACACTTTCAATATCAGTTCTAGTTGTAAAATCAAAGCTGAACTTTTTTGCTAAATCTTCTGTAAAAATACTACCATCATCGCCAAACATCAAAGTGTTACTGTACTTGCCAGTTGCATCACGTAAATCATAATATCTACTAATGCCACTGCTGGTTCTGTTTACACTCTTTGTTTTGATAATTTGTTGACTAACACCAAGCGGACCAATGTTATAATCTTCACCTGTGATTAATCTATTTTGTGTATAGAATGTGCTAGGAGCATTTGTTTTGATACTTTCATCTGTTTCACTAGCATCTGCATTAGATATACTGTTTTGTAAATCTAGTACTAGATTCAATGTTTCATTGGTTGAATTTTTGCTCAAATAAGGTATTTGAATTTGAATACCAACTAAATCAGCAGGATTGATTTTGTACTGTTCATTTGAACTTGTTCTATAATAAACTTTAAAACTGCCTTTTGGCAATGTTCCAAAAACGCCATCACTGAAAATCAAACTAATTCTATCATTAATTCTACTTAACACACCATAGATATCACGCACACCTTTTTCAACACTGTTGTACACAATATTGTTACCTTCAACTGAACTAACTTTTGTCCAAAGATCTTGTTCGTCTCCGTTGCTGTCAAGTTTGTATAACCAAACATCTGTTTCGTTAATGTTGTCTGTATCAATGTTTACAGTTGTGTTAGGCACAGGACTTGTAATTGAAAACACATTGTTGTTTAATGTACCTTGTCTAAAGTGGAAAAAGAAACCACTGTTTGCACTGCCAGCACCTTGTCCGTTGTCTCTGTATAAAAATGCTAATTTGTTGCCTGGAAATGGTTCTTCTTCATAGATAAAATTATCACCCGTGTCAATACCTACACTGGTAATTTCAAACTTTCTACTTTTGTTATCAACTGCTTTAGTAAAACTAAAAACCGGGACATCTGTGTTTGTGCCGTTAAATCTATATTGTTCAGTAATAATGCCGTCAACAACAGTTTTCTTAATAGGACGTCCAAAACGTGAATTTGAAGGTAATGCTGCATTTAGAACTTTTGTAAATTGCTCATACCAATCAGGATTGGTTGCATCATTCCATAATATTGTTTGGCCGCTGAGATTGTTGTTGTTTGCATCAAATACATCTTCTGTTGTGCTTATGCTGTCAATTTTCAACAAACCATTAGCAGTTGTGTTTCTGCTTGCATTGTAACTGATTAAACGTGCAAGGCGGAGAATACTTTCTCTACGCTCTGCTGTTTCGATGTAATTTTCTCTAGCATTTAGGTCTGTGCGGAAGGCTAAGTTTTGACCTAAAAATGCAATCAAATCAATCAGTGCAAGATATTCTGAGCTTTCAATATAATCGTTATAATCTTCAGGATAGTTTTCCCTAATATATGTGATCATTGTTCTACGTAGATTGTCAAAGTCATAGCTTTGGAAATCTGCGTATTTGAAACTTTGATAAATCGTTTTCCAATCTTCTGCTAATAGAAGTCGATTTTGCCTATCTGTCGTTGACATATGCCATTCCTCACTTTATAGTATATTTACCTGAAGTAATAATGTGCGTATATTAAAGAAGACCGTTGTTCTGGTCAAATTTTATACGCATTGTTTCGCTAATACTGTAGGGTATATAAGTGAGTGTACAGTCAACTTGAAGTCCACTTTCGTATGCATCAACTGTGACAGTTTCTACGCTTATACGAGGATCATAATTGATTACTTCTGTAATGTCTTGAATAATCAATTCTTTTAAATCTTCTGTAAATGGTTCAAATAATACGTCCCAAATAACAGTGCCAAACATAGGGTTTTCTAATTTTTCGCCCTTGCGAATATGGAAGTGATTTATAATGTCTTGTTTGATTATTTCCAAGTCATATAAATTAAATCCACGTGGGTTGGCTACGGTACTGATACCTCTGTATTGTTTGCTGGTTACAGGTTCTTCTGTAGCAGGAGAACTGATACTTATATTTTTGTAAAGTGGTTTTTCATTTGTAGCCATACTGTATTTATCCTACTTAGATATGCCGCCTGATCCTAAACAGGCTTCAATATTATCATACGGTATAAACTCAGCAATTCTATTGTAATCTTGGTCTGTTGGTAGATAACAAATATTACTAGTTGTTGATTTTTTAACAGTTGTACTAGTAATGTTTGTAATTTGACCATTAATAATTTTGCTAGGTTGTGTAACCTGTACTTTACTAGCATCTAAAACATATAAACTATTCTTTTTTACAAGTTTTTTACCAAAACGTTTTGCCGTTTTTCTAGCAGTATTTGCTACATTTAAAAAAGTTTTATCGCCTGTACTTTTGTAAATTTTTCTATGCACTTCGTTAGCAGTTTCAGCAATAGCATTTGCTTGTGTAATTGGACTTTCTACAAATTTAATATTCTGTGCTACTTGTCTTCCTACATCTTTAACTATGTTTGGCTTTTTGAATGCTTTGCCTATTAGATTTGCTCCTACTTGAGCAGCGGCACCGCTAATTGCTCTTTGTAAATCTGTAGGCAAACCTTTTATTGCACCATCTAAATTTTTAGTAAATGCACCAACACCCTTTGTAAAACCTTCAAATACAGGTCCTACACCTGGAATACCTGCTATTGCTCCGCCTAAACCGTTTGCTAGTTTTCCTGCAACATCTCCTAATGCATTACTAAATCCACCTAATGCTTTTCCTATTGCACCATCTACGGCTCCTAATGCACTGCCCAAAGCACCTGTTAATCCTGTTGTGCTCAACAAATTTTGCATTGTGCTTGGCAAACTACCTAATAAATTATTAATACCTTGACCTGCTATACTGCTTAACCCACCGGCAAGTCCTTGTAAAAAACTGTCTTTGATATTTAGAACTTCGCCTTGTGTAGCATCAATAATCTGTGTTCTAACTTTGGCAGGATTAGCAGCATTTGTAGTGCCTGCATATGTTGTAGTTGGTGTGCCTACTTGTCCTGTTGCGTTTCTTACAGCATTTGTGTAACCACCTGCTAATGTATCTGGATTAATCCAACCATTTGCAGTAAATGCTGCCGGATTTGCAATACCTTGTAGTGCTGCTGCTGCATTGGCTAATTGCGGAGGAATTTGATTGCCAAGTTGTTGTAAACCTGCTCCAATAACACCTTGTGCTGCACCTCTAATAGCACCTTGTAAATTTCCTGTATTTGCAAAACCTTGTATAGCGCCAACTGTTGCAATAGCAGGTATTGGGTTTTTTGCTGCTATTTGATTAACTGCATTACCTAATATTTTATTGCTTTCTCTAATTGCTGCATTTTTAAGTGCGCCCCCTACAACTTTAAACATCAATCATCCTCCGGTTTTAATTCATTCATCAATGTCCTATCTGTGTGTACAGGACGTTCTTCCATGTGTATGTCTTGACTTTCAGTCTCAACTGCTTGAGTTTTATCTGGAGCAGTTTCAAGTGGATTCCAATTTTCATGTCCTTGCCAAGGCTCATGTTGCGGTACACGCTGTGGAAATTTTGCTTTGATAGGCAACACTGCTTCAACTGCTTCTAATGCTTCTGGACCTTGTTCTATTGAATTTGCAGTTGATGCAGTTGCAGCACTAGCAGCAGGAGGACCATTCATATCAATACGATTTGCAGTTTCCTTATGATGACTTGATCTAATGTTACTAGTACCACTTGCAGTCATATTATATTGTCCGCCAACTTTGTAGTTTTGATCGCCTGCACTAGTTACCAAAACACCAGCACCAGAATTATAATGTTGTTGTGCGCCGGTTGTTATACGTAGTTCATCTGATATATAAAGATGTTGATATCCATTTACTGTGGTTTCCATATTACCACTGGTAAAACCTGATACTCCTGCAATACCATTATAAGATAATCTGTTTTGTGCAAGGATGCTAATATCGTTGTTTGCTGTTTCAAACAAGTCATTGCCAACTAGAACACTTTTATCATTTGCTACTCTAGTTTTCATATCGTTTCCTACAACAATATCTTTATCATTTAAAACGTGAGTTTTCATATCATTGGTTACAGTTGTATCTAAATTGTTTTTGAACTTTAGTTTACCGTCAACACCTACTAACAATTCGTAATTCAAACCGCAACTGGTATAGATGTTTTCATTGACAATCATGTTAACGTTTCTACCAGCTTCAAAGTTGATATCTCTATCTGCTACAAAGTTGAAATCTGTTTCTGTGTGAAAACTAATACTGTCTTTTGCATAAACATCAAGTTTGCCATTACTTGACATTTCTATCCATGCAGTGCCTCTACTGTTATTAATGTAGATCAGATCTTCACTGGTATTGATCATTATTTGCGCACCAGTGCGTGTGCGGAAACGTATCATTTCATTTGCAGGGCGTGTTACATCGCCGCCTGCTTCACTTGCTTCTTTGTTTACATATTCATAAGGTGTGTCTTCAGGAGATCCTTTACGCAAAAATTTGTCATCCCCGTCATCTATGACAATACTGCTACTACCTAATCTACTGGTGTGAACAGTGGCTTGGCTTTCTTTTATGCCAACTTTACCTTGTGGAGATCCACCACGTTTATCCAGAGGACCAGGTGAACTAAATCCATATACTGCACTAGGAAATTCACGTTGCGCACTAGTAGTTGTGATACCTCTAATATCATCTTCTACTGTGCCTTGCTCTTTGAGAATATTAACAAAATCTTCATTTACAGGTCTTTTGTATTTTACGACATTGTTTGTGCTAGGCTTTGTTATTTTTTTGTTGTATTCTCCAACTGGTAATTTTTTACCTTTTAATTCTTTTGGAATATTACCACTGGTTTGTTCTGTTGCAGGTTGTCCACCTGGCAACATATAGGTCATGCCTTTTTCTGGTATACAAGCAAACCAATATCCAAACTCTCTACTGCCTTCAACAAACGTCACAAGTACAAGTGTGCCTGGATCAGGCGGCACTGCCCACCAACCATAGCTTTTTTGTGTGTTTGAATAACTGTCGTTTTTGCCTAAATGCTGTGCGCCAGTTACACCGTAAAAAGGACTTGCATAATAAACAATAGCAGTTTGTCCTAGTGTTTCGCCAACATTGCCTGCTTCTGTAGTTTTTAACAATTCAACTTCTAAACCACCAAGATAATATGGATCAGCATGTTTGATAACACGGGCAATAAAGGGGCCAGGGTTTTTTGTTGGCTCAACTATACCAGCGGTGCGTTTCTGTTCTGAGGTTTCTATACTTGCTGTTTTCTTTTCCATGTCTTAACCTTTGTATGGAGATGCCATATTTTCGTTTGGCTGTGTATCTCTTACCTTAACTGGATTATCGCCAGTTGTGTTTGTATCCTCTGGTTGCCCTCTTCTACGTAATAGTTTTAAAACTTGTGTAAATTTATTTCCACGTATTTCGTTTGTGATTTTTGTTACTCTATACAAACCGCTAAACTGTTGTACAGGTATTGTGTCTTCTGGGAATATCATGCCGCCTGTTTCCGGATTGTAATCAATAGGTGTTCTAAAGTTTAAAAGTATATCGCATTCACTGCGTTGATATTCGACTTGTCCATTTGCTGTGCTGTTTAAACTTCCTGGTTCATCTGTCCAGTTCCCCATACCTGTGTCAACAATAAAATACGGATCTCCAAATATTTCCAAATCAACTTCAACCAAGTCCATGCTGCCCGAACCTAAAATATTATCATGGAATTGTCTTGCCCAACGTATTTTACTGTTATCAATTCCAGCACCGCCATTGCCTTGTGTGCTTGAGCTTGGATTAAAACTTTGTACTACCGCACCATTAGCACTAAATGCACCAGAATTTTCTGTTTTCATAGTCAATGTTTCGGGTTTGTTTTCAACTGTGTTCTGCTGTATGCCGCCTGTTTTAAAATCAACAGTTCCTTGTCCATAATCAGATTGTAAAAACTGAAAAAACGCTGCATTAAATTGTATATCAAAATTTAATATATCTGTGTTTTCGCCACTGTAGATATAATTGTATTCTTTAATTGCATTTTGACGTAAAGCATTGTAATTTACACCCGGATCGCTTGGTCTTTGCAGGTGACTGCTGTGTATCATATATTCTACAACTTTGTAATGAAATACTTTTGCGTCTTCGCCATATACATTTTCTTGTGTTTGATTGGCTTTCAAATATGTTTCTGCATCAATTCTAAACCAAGGCACCATTCCGTTTTCGTCTGGTGCTCTTTCTTTTAATTCTTTTGCCCAAGCACTAGTTAAAACCACATCTTCAATGATTTTAATCATACTTGTGCCTGCAGGATATTCAAAAACACGTTCGTCATTACTAACTACGTTTTTTGCTCTTGTGTAAACTTTGTTTTTCTTGTCATAAACTTGTCCAGTTTGCGCCATAGGTGCTTTACCTTGTTCTTCATGACCAGAAATTATTTTTGCTTTACCTAAATTGTTAAGACTTGCAGGATCTTGTGCTATTCTTGCTAAATTTTCACCAATACTGCTTTTGGTTAAGACTTGTCCTGTAATCATACTGAGAAAACTTTCAAAGTTTTGTGGTGCTTGTGCGCCTAAAAATCCACTGATGCCTTCAAACAATCCTTGTGTGTTTCCATCTTTGAAATTTGTTAGCAAGCCGCCTATTAAGCCTCCGCCAAAGCCACCAAGACCTCCACCAAAAACACCACCTAAAGCACCACCTAAAGCACCACCGAGTGCATTTTGTCCAATATTTTTATTTCCGCTAAGACCACCGCTGATAATTCCTCCTATTGCACCTGCTGCAACTCTACCAAAAAGACTGCTACCCCTTCTACTAGTAGTGCTTTTTGTAGTTGCTCCTAAATCAGTGGTGCTTGCAGCCTGTGCTGGATTAAATTTTGTTGCAATATCTTTAGGAAAAGTAACAACAAATTCGTCAGCTTCTAATAATTTATTTTGTTGTTTTAATTCTTCAAAGTGTCCGTTCATAATTGTGCATAAACTTTGCTCTCCACTTTGCAGACATTTTTCTATACTTTTACCTTTAAGAGCAATATCAATAGGAACACCAGTTTTGTCATCTAAGTATGCTTGTTCATTCCAAGGCATTGCTTCAACTGTGTACACAGTTCCGCCTTGATTAACTTCAAATGTAATATTTGTAATTTTTACTGGAATATCTCTACGAAGATTTTGTCCACTTTCTGTAACAATAATATCGCCATCGTCATCATAGCCGATAAATTCAATGCTCAACATGTAGGGCGCACGTTGATAGTTTGTATAACCGCTAGTGTTGGCTGCAATTTGACAAGTTTGCAAAAAAAGACCCATGCTGTATGGTTCTGTTACTGTAAACTCAATATATGTCGCATTTGTACTGCGTGATTTGGTGTTTGGTACACATAATGCTTCGATCATTACATTGTCAATGTAATATTCTAATTTTCCGCCAATTGCTGTTTCATATTCAGTTGTAACTTTGTTATTATATGTGCCGCCACTTTGGAAAATAACATTAGCAGGGCCATAACTTCTATAGGTCTCGTTAGGCACAGCAATTTCTTCACGTGTTAAACAACTAAACGTGAATATATTGTTAAAACTGCTAAACTGATGTAAAGAGTTTGTTTCGATTGCCATTATAAATTTAGACCTTTTTTAACTGCTGACGATTTTGGTAGATATATTTTTGTACCTGGTATGAAATCAAACACAGGATCTTTTAATGTATCAATATTGCGTTGTGCAAATATCCACCACAACTTTGCAGTACCGTACAAGTCAAACGCAAGCAAGTCAGGACGATATGTATACTGCGGTTCAATTGTGTACAAAATATCATCATCTTCGGCTGGCACAGGACGGATTCTTAGTAAATCTAATTCACCTGTGTTAGTAAATTCTGTATTACCCCAAGGACTGGTTTTGCCATATTGTGCCATTAGATAAATCCTTTATCTGCAAGGTTACCAGAAACAAAATTATCCAGCGAAAATTCACTAACTTTGGCTCTGCTGTGTACTGGTCTACAAGTAATGTTGATTTGACTATTGGTTGGAACCATTTGATATTTGTCAGGTGTGATTCCTGCTGCACCTACTTGTAAATAATCAACGTTATTTGGCAAATCAAATGTCATTTGTGTTATTACAACTGGAATATTATTCATTACATAACTTCCGTATCCATTTAATTTAACAACAGGTGGTGGGGCACCCTTGTCACTGGTTTCTCCGTAGAACATTTTGGTCAAACTTCTAAACAAATGAATAGTTGCTAGCCAATACAAGCCATCTTCTTGTGTTTGCACAGGAAAACTACCAGATACTGTGATATCTTCTGTCCTACTGTTAACATAAGACGGAAAGGGATAATTACTATGTACGGGAGAGAAATCTTCATACATTGCACTTGTCACAAAGTTTATCATAGGAGTCACAGGAAACACAACATTATAACCAGTTGTTGCCAAAGGTTGTAAAATTGCACTTGTTCTAAATGTAGACAATGTAGGAACACTGATTTTTACACGCCAATCAGGTTGTGTATCATCAGTTGGCAAAAAAGTTGCTGTTTGAGAAAGAGATTGAGATGGTTCTGCACCATTTGGAAGATTGCCCAATCTTCGTTGCCTGGTAATATCGCCAGGATTTGTAATAACAATATCTCTAGAACCACGAGAACCAACAAAGGTTCTTGTTTGCGCATCGACATTGCCCAAATTGTTTGCTTGTCTTGGATTAATAGCCATGTTTACTCCTATATACTATTTAGTTGACAAAAATATGTACGTATATTATAATGTAAAAAAGGATTGATCTAATTATGGCAAGAAAAGTAAATTATTTAAATAACAAAGACATGTTAGCGGAGATACACAAAAGCAAAAGCACTTTTTGCAGTTTTGTAGCACCCGAATATGCAAACTATGATATCATACTAACCGATATTGACAAAATAAACATTCGAACCATAGCAGAAGCCAAGCGAAACAAAGCAAAAAAACAAGGAACAGCAGCATACGAGGCTGCAAAAGCTGCTGGTAAAAAGGTTAAACAAGCAGAATTTGAAGTAGACTATAGAAAAATAGAAAAAACAGACCTTGTATTCCGTATAATGACATTTGATCACGTGCCAGACGAGCCAGGACGTAAGAAAAATCCAAAAACAGTAGCAGATCACAAAACAAAATTAAACTTTCCTCCTTTCCAACACTATAAGTTTGACGAAAACGATAACCTAGTGTGTGTAGGTAAAAGTCATTGGGTTGGTGGAATGGAAAACGGATACTTTGACAAAACACACGGCAAAGCCACAAACGAACTTGCTCGTATGTGGATGAAGTTGTGTGATCGCTATGCAACACGAGGCAATGTACGTGGATACACATACAATGACGAAATGAGAGGACAAGCAATCCTACAACTTGCTCAAATTGGACTACAATTCGACGAATCAAAGTCACAAAACCCATTTGCATACTATACAGCAGCAGTTACAAACAGTTTTGTACGTGTTATCAACATTGAAAAACGTGCTCAAAACATTAGAGACGACATTCTTGAGATGAATGATATGAATCCATCACACACAAGACTACACAGCGGTGAGTGGGAAGCAGCACAGCGTAGAGAAAACGCAAATAAAGGTTGATTTCTAAATTAATCTCCATTATACTGTACTAGAAGTGGAGTATTCTATTGTTTAAAAAAGCAGCAGTATTTACTGACATACATTTAGGTATGAAAGGCAACAGTCGTGTCCATAATCAGGACTGTGAGGACTATATCGATTGGTATATCGAAACAGCACAAGCAAACAATTGCGAAACAGGCATCTTTTGCGGCGACTGGCACCATAATAGGAACAGTTTGAACCTTACAACCATGGATACAACCATACGATTGTTAGAGAAACTAGGCGAATCGTTTGAAAAGTTCTATATGTTTGCTGGTAATCACGACTTGTACTACAAAGACAAGCGTGATGTGAAGTCAACTGAGTTTGCCAAGCACATTCCTAACGTAACAGTG